GTACGTGATGCAGAAGAAGGCATATACAATGCTCTAGAAAATTTAGGCTATGTTGGATACGACATTAACTATGGTACTGGTACAGCAAACCTATATGAAGCACCATCGGGTGACACTGCACATGACTTTATTGCTACAAATTGGGAACCTCTAATTTATACTGCTAGCGATGTAGCTCCAAACAATAAGCCAGTAACTGGAACATTATGGTATAACAACATTGTTGATCAGGTTGACATTATGGTTCACAATGGAGATACTTGGGTTGGTTACAGGGACACAACTAGCCCATACTACAGTCAAAACGGTGCAGACTTCTTAACTGATCCGGCTGGACCATTAGTACAGGCTACTAAGCCAACTACACAAAGTGACGGTACAACACTACGTTCAGGCGATTTATGGATTGATACTTCGGACATTGAAAACTATCCAGTAATAAGCATCTGGGACGGATATAGACTAAGATGGGTACCAGTTGATAATACTGATCACACTACAGAAGATGGTATTATTTTTGCTGATGCACGTTACAATACTAACGGTGCAAACAGCCAATACCCAGGAGATATAAGCGATCTACTATTAAGCAATTTCTTAGATTGGGATGCTCCAGATCCAGCACTTTATCCACGTGGTATGTTATTGTTCAATACACTTCGTAGCGGATTTAACGTAAAGCAGTACGAAGCAAATTACATCGACACAGTTAGTGGTGAAGTTAACCTACGTTTCAACAGCGAAAGCCAAGACGGATACTACCCACATCGCTGGGTAAACGCAAGTGGTTCAGACGAAAACTTTGTTGCTCACTTCGGAAGACACGCTCAACGCAGCATGGTTGTTAAGAGTCTCAAGGCAATGGTTAATACTAATCAGGAACTACGTGATGACGAAAGAAGAATCTTTAACCTCATCGCTTGCCCAGGTTACGTTGAACTAATATCAAATATGTTAGAACTAAACATTGATCGTAAGCAGACAGCATTTGTTGTTGGTGACTCACCATTCCGCTTACCAAGCGATGCAACATCCTTAATTAATTACTTCTCAAATGCAGCAGTTGCAGTTGATAATAACGATAAGGGACTAGTATCATATGACGATTATCTAGGTGTTTACTACCCAAGTGGTTACACAACTGATAACTTTGGTAACAGCATTGTAGTTCCAGCAAGCCACATGGCTCTAAGGACTATATCACTAAGTGATGCAGTTAGCTATCCTTGGTTTGCTCCAGCAGGTCTACGTCGTGGTATTGTAAGCAATGCTACTGCAAGTGGATATGTTGATTCAATAACAGGTGAGTTTGTAAGCATCGCTCTTAACAATGGTCAGCGTGATACACTATATCAACAAAGCATCAATCCAATTACTTTCCTTGTAGGAAGTGGATTAACAGTATTTGGTCAGAAGTCAAGAGCACCATTAGCTAGCGCAATGGATAGAATCAACGTAGTAAGACTAGTTGTTTACCTACGCACACAGCTATCAATACTTGCTAAGCCATATCTATTTGAACCAAACGACAAGACTACTAGAGACTCAGTAAAGGCTACTGTTGAAAGCCTAATGCTAGAACTAGTTGGTCAACGTGCCCTATATGATTACTTGGTAGTTTGCGATACTTCAAACAATACCCCAAGCAGAATTGATGCTAACGAACTTTATATCGATATAGCAATTGAACCTGTTAAGGCTATTGAGTTCATTTACATACCACTAAGAATTAAGAACACAGGCGCAATAGCTGGATTATCTAGTAAATAATCCAGCCCAAAATATGGGGCGGCTAGATAATAAATAAAGTATAACTAGGAGTTTAGAATGGCTATTTCAACACTAACAAAACTAAGCGTACCGATTGCATCGGACCAGAGTTCGAGCAATCAGACTCTTCTAATGCCAAAGCTACAGTATCGCTTTAGAGTAACATTTGATGGGTTTGGTGTAACAAATCCAACTACTGAACTATCAAGACAGATTATTGATTGCACTAAACCAAACGTATCATTCCAGGAAATAACACTTAACTCATATAACTCCCAAGTATATCTAGCAGGTAGACATTCTTGGCAGGCTGTTAGTGTTAACATACGTGAAGATGCAACTGGAATTGTACAGCAGCTTGTAGCAGAACAGATGCAGAAACAGTTTGACTTCTATGAGTCATCAAGTGCTGCTAGCGGTGTTGACTACAAGTTCCTAACACGCATTGAAATACTAGACGGCGGCAACGGTATGTTTACACCAAACGTACTAGAAACTTGGGAAATGTATGGTTGCTTCCTTGTATCAGCTAATTACGGAAATCTAGCTTATAGTGCAAACGAAGCTGTTCAGATTGCATTAAGCATACGTTATGATAATGCTATTCAGATTCCGCAGGGTAGTGGTATTGGCGTTAATGTCGGACGTACAGTTGGTACATCATCAACAGGCGCCGGTTAATAAAATATAAAATTTCTAGTTTTAAGAAGACCAGTGTAAAAACTGGTCTTTTTTTATGAGATAAATAACATTATGGCAAATAAATTCGATGGATATCTAGGTAATACAATCACTGGTACTAAAGGTGATTTAGGCAGCTTCCAACACGCTGCTAGGTTGTACGTTGACGATAACTTTCGTCTAGCTCCTAAAGTAAAATTCCTCTATTACGTAGTATTCAATATCAATCCTAGAGTAGCTGCATCTCTACAATCAGCAGCTGGGTTAGAATTAAATTATCTTGTTAGAAGTACTGATTTACCAAAGTTTCAGATTGATACAGAATTATTCCATCAATATAATAGAAAAACACACGTCTATAAAAAAATAACATATATGCCTATTAACATGGTTATGCACGACGATAATTTTGGTAATGTTAATTCGTTGTGGGCATTATACTACGGATATTACTTTGCTGATAGAAATAACAATTCAGGACCATACGACAGCGTATTTCCGGCAGCATACCAGTCACATACATACGATAATAAAAACAAGTGGCCCTTCCGTTATGGCTTAGATAACGATTCAAGTAGTAGAGAACCCTTTTTTCATAGTATACAATTGTTTACAATTAATAGACATCAATTTAATAGCTATTTGTTGTGCCTTCCAAAAATTACAGGCTGGGACCACGATTCAGTTAATCAAGATGATGGCGGCGGTACTATAAATCATAAGCTCTCAATAGTATACGATTCGGTACTTTATTCAAATGGAATCATTGAAGAAGACGATCCAGCAGGTTGGGCAGTATTACATTATGACAAGATACCAAGTCCTCTGTCAAATGATAATATCCTTAAGAAAGGTGTTGAAGGAGTTTTCGGAAACAGTCGTTCAAATGGCCTATTAAATCAAGGCAATAAGATTGGATCACAATATAAAAGAGGAAGGTCATTCAGTACAGACGTGGGAAATCGATCACCGTACGGATATGGTTCTAACTCATTTTACGGAAGGAATCAAGACGGGCAACTTGGCGGATTGTCAAATTTAGCGTTTGGACTAGCAGCAGGTGCAACATCTGGATTAATTAATGCCGGAATTGGAATGTTTAAAAATCTACTCAACGGTGGTAATGGGAGAGATGATCAATCTCAAAACGATACTAACAATACTGGCGTAGCATCAGAAAACAATCCGGATGGATCAAAGAAGGACGCAGCAGCAGAAGATGCTTACGATAATCCAGATGCAAAAAAAGACGGTGATGCAGAGAGCGGAGATAAGTTTGGTAACCCCGATGGATCTCCGGATGCTAATGCTACGGATCACGATGCAAATGCTGCTAAATTAGCCTCTGCTGGAGATATAAGTGATGTCACTCCAACAGGCGATGGCGGAGCTATATATTCATATAGCAAAGACGGTAACTATTTAGGAACAGTACAATACGATAAAGATGGTAATATAACATATTCAAGTACTCCGGGAATACAAGATACTAGCGACACTAACTCATTAGATAATACTGTTCAAGACAATGGCGATACTAATGAAAATACACCTGATCCGCAACAAGCGGCTGAAGCTGATATGGACACTAGTTATCTAGCTGATAGCCAATTTGCTGCATATGATGATCCAGGTGCATTTGCTAGTGATGCTGCATCATCGGAATCGTATTCTGAACCATATGAACCACCAGCTGATTATGGAAGTGAAGTCTCTGCATACCTCGAGTAACAT